CTTTTTCAATTCGAAAAGGTTGATTTTGTTGTTAGCGATGCAGTCTCCGGTTGGGTCCGAGACTGGCGTGGGTTCGCTCACGTGTAGCCCCCCAGGGGCGCAGAAGGACAACTGCGCCACTGTGGAGAGCATTGAAACCCCTCCGGCTGTAGGTGAACAGCCAGAACCTGAGGATTACCTATCGTACTCTCTCAGTGGTCGCGTGCTTGCGGCGGATTTTCGGCGTCATTTCGCCGAACTCCTGCGTGCTGCACACGTTCCGAAGTTGGTGGTCATGTCCGCAATCTCGCGCCTTCGGGCGCTCGAGGATGCAGACGAAGCTGTTGTAGCCTCTAGGTACAAAGCGTACTGCGAGGCTCCGGCCGCACGCCTTTTTGGGACGCCGCACGCGCGGGTCGACCTCGGTTCAGCCTTTGAGCGTTGGATCCGCCCTCGGCTTCGGTCCGTGAAGTTGCCTGCCATCGAACTGGTGCAGATGATCTTCCGGGCCAAGTGCTTGCTCAAGCATGCGACTCTGCGTGCGACGCACCTCGCGCTTTTGAAGCATCGCTCGGCCATCGCCAACGCTACGGCCGACTCGACCCATGTGCTCGAGGTTTTCTCAGCCGTCCGCCCCCTCATTGACCGGATGCGATCTGGTCTCGCCGGCCCGTTCGAAACGTTCTGGCTTGAGCCGCCTGCGCGCTCGACTGGCGGCCTTGAGGAGACTCGGTCGCTAGGCGGTAAGGCGGGGTTTCTTCTCCGTGAGTTCGAGGCCACCCGTTCCACCGACCCTGCGGCTGCGCGTAAGACCTTGGAGGCGATGCACGGCCCCGGCGTCTGCCCTGGCGCGGCTCAAGGGATGTGGTCAAGCTACGTGTCGGACCACCCTCTGACGGTGCCGCTAAACCTCGTTGACTCAGGCCCAGCCTCAAAGGTCAAGAGCCGCTTTGAGAATCAGAGCGAGCTGCCCGACGCGCTGGTGCGCGCTGAAGACCCTGTGGTGGATAGCCGCGCCTACCTCGGCCCGGACGGCGAGTGGCGGCTTCACAACTCGGCCGAGTATCCCCGCACGCACTGCGCCTGGAACGCCTGGGTCCTGTCGCGTGCAGCGGCCGACTTGGGGGACCGGTCGACCGATCGCTGGCGCGATTGCGGCTGGCGACGTCGGCTCGAGGAATGGCCTTCCACGCTGGTCGAGGTGTCGGCAGTCGCTGAGATGGCGTTCAAGACGCGCACCGTCACGAAAGGGACTTCGGCCGGGGCCACCGTCGTCAACGTCTGGCAGGGGCAGGTCTTCGACCAGATGAGGCTCACCGGCCTCTTTCCGTCGCTCGGCGGGAGGGTTGACGGCTCGCATGTCTCCGGGCTGTGGCAGCACGGGCTGTCGATCGACGGGCCGGCCGGATGGGGTGACGAGATGTTCTTCGCCTCGCGTGACTTCACTTCGGCCACGGACCTACTCAGCCACGATCTCAGTCATCTCATCCTGGGGTGCCTCGTGGACGGCTTTGTGGCCCCCGAAGTGGTTCTCGATGACAATGACGACAAGCTCCTTCGTTATCCCTCCATGCCCGAGTTTTCGGTCACCGAGCCGACATCTGCGGAACTGCGCCGCCACGGCGGCTCATGCTGGCAGCTGGAGGACGGCCGCTGGATGTTTGAGAACCGGAGGAGCCAGGCCCAGGTCGAGCTCGAGTTTCGCACTCTCGACGGCCGGCTTGTGAGGGCCCGCGTCGGGACGGTCCGGCTCACCGTCGAGAAGTCGCTCGGCCAGCTGATGGGCCAGGGCACCAGCTTTCCGCTCCTCTGCCTGGTCAACGCTGCCATCACGATTGCCGCTTACCGTCGGCACGGGATCGGGCTCGCGGACGCTCGTCGACTCTTCATGATCAACGGTGACGATGCTCTCGCAGTCTCAACGCCCGCCATTGAGACGACCTTTTGGGAGATCGCGTCAAGCCTCGGGCTCAAGCGGTCGCCCGGCAAGAGCCACGTGAGCCGGAGCTTCTGCTCGTTCAACAGCCAGGACTACTACCGTCAGGGGAGCACGTGGGTCCGCGCTCAGTCAGTCCGGTCGCACCTGCTCTTTGGCTTCAAGAAGCTCCAGGGAGACTACTTCGCGCCGAGCCAGGTCGTGAGTGCGCTCTTTGAGACTGTCCCCTATCGGTGGCAGGACAGCTTCATCGCCCTCTTCCTCAGCAAGCACGGAAAGAAGCTGACGCGCGAGTGCGGCGGTCGGAACCTGTTCGTGCCGGTCGCCTGGGGCGGCCTCGGGCAGGAGCCGCCTGCGAGATGGAAGTGGCACGTCACTGAGAACCAGGTGGCGATCGCCGAGCGTCTCCTTGCGGCCAACGCTTTCGTGGCCCCCGTGTTCGGGCCCGTCCGACCCGTCCCGCCCGCCCCGGCACCGAAGTCCGCTCCCTGGAATCAGGTCGAAGCGGTCAGCTGGTACCGAGAGCAACAGGACAAGTCGCTGGACGAGTTCTCGAAGAAGTACACTCTCAAGGACGTGCACTCTCTGATGGAAACGCGCTATGTGGCCTGCCGATGTGGGCTCGAGGTCCCCGGCGCCAAGCACGGCTCGCGGTGCGACTGCGGTAAGCCCGTCATCCTCTGCGTCTACGCGGAGAAGAAGAGCCCCCCGGGCCGCTGCTGCTACTGCGGCACCGCGCCTTGGGGCGACACCGATGACTGCCTCGGCACGGGGCTCCGGTGTGTCATGGCGGTACCTGATCCGCTCGATTGGTGTGCTTGCCACGGCTATAACTCGACCCAAGGCGTCCGGTTGCGGAAATTCGCGATCAGCGCCGAGGAGGTTCGGGCACTCAGCCGTGGCGCTGCCCAGTACGAGCGACAGCGACCCACCATTTCGGGCTGGCTTCGGCCGCCGGCCTGCAAGACGTGGCAAGAGAGGAAGCTCGCAGTAGCTGATCCCGTCGCCATGCCGTGGAAGATCCCGCTCCCCGATGGGTTGTAGCGGGCCCACGCTTCACAAGACCTCCCTGACCAGGGGGCCGGCGTACGCCGCGCATGGGGTCTCGATGTTAACTCTCCAAAACGGTTGCCTGTCAAGCGTAAAATGCCGTGGCTAAGGACTTCGGTCCGGAACTTTGCCAACAGAACGCACGGAGAGCGGTCCCCACGTCATCGAGATGAACGTTCGCCTTTGAGTCAGGGTATCCCATACAGTACTCTTACTTGTAAAGGCTTTTTCACGGTAGACAACCGTTTCAACAAATTGTCCAAATGAAGACTCAGAAGAGCAAATTCACCAAGGCCGAGAAGGCTGAGGCCGCCAAGGCTGCCCGTCCTACGGAGGTCCTGATGGATTCCGTGGCTGTCCGGCGGTTCCAGAAGGATAAGGCCAAGGCACTCGAGCTGGCCACACTCCCTGCCATGCGCCCCGGCACTGTTGCCGGCTCCGCACCGAAGAAGGCGCGCAAGGCGCGGGGCCGCAAGGCGCCGTCTCCCGAGCTCCAGACGATGCTTGAGCTGAATCCGCGCCTTGCCAACTACTTCAAGAGCTTAAGCAGCCCCTGGGAGACCCCGGTCAAGTGCCCCGTGAATTTCAACCCGGTTCCGTCCTACCTGACTTCGGTCGCGCGCCTCACCGGCTCCATGACGATCCAGGTGGGCGCGGGGATAACCACCCAGCTCGACTTCTTCCCCGGCCATGGCCCCGCAGGAGACGAGATGGACGGAGTTGCGTATCATACGCACCCCCAGGCCATCGGAGCCACTGGCGTGTTCATCATGGGCCCCCTCAGTGACGGTACCCGGACCGCCTGCGCAGGAATTTCGACTGCCGGCCTCGGCGCCAATTCGGCGGCCACGGTCTCGAACACAGTCAATTCGGTTGCGCTTCCTTGGGCACAGCAGCTCCCGTTCACTGCCGCTGACGGCGATCCTGGCCACACCCGCACCAAGTGTGTGTCGTTTGGGGTGGAGCTCGAGAACATCACCAAGCTGACTGACCGTTCGGGGCTCGTCCAATATGTCCAGCCGTCGTCGGAGTTTGCGGCTTCCCAGCGCTCGAACCACGAGGTGTTTGAGACGTACACCGAGACCGAGAAGGCCAACACCGGTACGCTCAAGATCACCTGGATCCCTCGCCCTGCCGACTTGTCCTTTTGGCATACCAGCTCGGCGCTGACCTTCTCCAGCATGTTGGGCGCCGGCCTCCGCATCTGGCTTGACGCGTCGGCAGCCACCGGTACCCAGACCTACCGCCTGTTCTATGTGTACAACTTTGAGCTGGCAGGTTCGAGCTTGGAGTCCATCGCGACCAAGAGTCTGATTCAGCCCGCTGACCAGAACATCGTGTCCACCACTCTGGGGACGCTTCGGACTTCTTCTTTCAACGCAGACTCGGCTCCTCAGATCGCCAGGGCCGTTGCCCATAGCAGCTCGCCCTTCGCTGTTCCGGAGCAGGTTTCGGCTGGCCTCATGAAGGGTCTCTCCGGGGCGGTCAAGACGTCCGTCGGGGCCTTGCTGGGGGTCTGAGCGTCCAGGCCGG